AGGCCGACAATGGGCGAGGTGGACAGATCGTCCAGGACCTCGCATAGCACGTCGTCAACCACGGCGTAATGCCGGCCGTCCGGCGCGTCGTAGCCGTCTCGCCAGTGCCCGGTTGCCGCCCTGATCGACCCGGGCCGCGTCACCAGTCGTCGCCCGCCGTCGCGCACATCCAGGTTGACGAGCCGGGCGGCCTGCCAAGAACCGGTCTGTGGATCCACCGGAAGCGCATCGGGGGCAGAGATGGTATTGAGGCCGAGGCATGGGCCCAAACGTAAAGGCTTGAGCGTGGCCATTAAAACCACCTCGCCCGGCGGACCCGGCGCACCCGCTTGCGTGACGTGTCCGGATATCGAGCCGTCAAAGACGCCAAGGCCTGCTGGTAGAGCCCTTGATACCGTGCGGTCATGACCGTTTCACCGTCCATCCCCTCCTCAGCGATCGAATAGAGCCGCCATGCCACGTAGTTGACGAGGCAGGCGTCATGGAAGGCAAGAGGGAGGCAGTTGGGGATGTCCGTTGGATCAACCAATTCCGTGGGGGCGCGATAATAGCCGACCACCAAGGACGTAGCTTCGGCCGGCCATGGCGCAAAGCAGAGCGTGCCATCTTCTTCGCAACAAGCTTCGATGGGGCCTATTTTGGTACCCAGGGCTCCAAATTGCTGCACCAGCACATTACGGCTGGACAGGATCGGGATGTCATGGTCTGGGTTGGCCGCATCATAGACTGTATGCAGCTCTCGCATAAAACCGTCAGGCAAAGACGCATTCGACGCCAGCGCCGGCAACGGGAAAGCCCCCCAGGTATCAAGCGCCGGCAAGTTGACTTGCGTCGCCACGTCTTGGAGCCCCTCGTTGAGCAGCGTTTGGACAGCGTCTGGCGTCGTCAGATCAGGAACGTCCACCACCTGCTGCACGCGAAGCGTCATCTGCCAGAGGTTCACGCGATCCACCCCTTGCAACGCAACTCATAGCGGACCACATCAATGGCCCGGTCTTTCCCGAAGTTCCCGCGCACGGCGAACCCGAGATTATCCCGCGCCCACGCTCTGATGGCATCGACGTCCATTTCCTCGAAGTTGGGGATTTCGGGGATAACCGGCGCCCCTGGTTCGAGAGGCGTGCCGTCTTTAGACGCAGACCTGGGGTGATAGACCCTGAACAGGGCGGGCATAGACAGCATGCGCTCCCGATGCCCGCCGTTGTTGATGTCGCAAACCTTGGCCCCGTCGGGTTGCTCCTCGAACAGGTAGGTATGCCCAAGGATCGTAGCGACGGACGGGCCATCCCGCTTGACCAAGCACTCAATCAGCACGATATGCCTCCTGGCGTCCCTGGTTACGGCTGGGCGTATTCGACCTGACAGTAGACCGTGCCGGCGGCCTTGGTCGCGGCAGCGGCCACCACCTTGACGGCAACGATCTTGTCCACGTCGAACGGGCCCTGGGTCAGGCCGGTATCGAACATTTCCAGGGTGCCAGCCTGCCCGACCGTGGAAGCGGTCAACAGGTCGGTGCCCGAGTCGAGCGCCGTGTCGCCAACGTCCATAAGGCCAACGGTCAAGGTGATCGTCGGCGTAGTGCCCGTATCAAGGTTGGTGGCGGCCAAATAGCCCCCCGTGATGATGTACCCGGCCGGAAGTGTGACCATTTTAAGCAGGTCGGCAGCGGCCAAGGACGACGTGGTGGAAGCAGACGCCCGAATGGCGATCACCTCCCCGGCGTCGTAATTGGTGACCGCCTGCTTGTTGATCGCATTGGAGTTGATGGTAGCCATAATGCGCTATCTCCTTTTACGACGGCAGGACGGCGGCGGAATCAATTGCGATCACGCCGAAGTCCAGGCTGTTGAAGGTGGTCTTTTTGACGCCAAAAATGGTGTGCGTTTCGACGTTGAGCTGGTTGCCGTAGTCCTTGGACTCCTCCACCCAGTCAAAACGAAACTTGCCACCAGGGGAGCCGAACGCGATGACGCCGGCCTGCATGCCCATGAACAGGGCACGGGCGGCGGCAACGGCCCCGGAACCGTAATCCGTAAACCGGACACAGCCCTTGTGCATGTGCAGCACGACGTTGTTGTAAACGCCCAGGCCGCCCTTGAAGATCGGAGAAGCCTTGCCAACCGCCGTGGCTAACGCCTTCTGGATGTCGAGCCACTGACCGGAACTGGTGTTGGTGCGCAAGTCCTGGGCCTGCTGCGGGTTCATGACCAGGACATAGGTTTCTTCGCCCTCGAAGTTGATGGGGCGAATCTGCGGGATGCCCTGGGTGCCGCCGCCCATCATGGCCGCCTTGGTGACGGCGCGGTCGATGTCGGACAGTGACAGCTTGTCATTCGCCGTCATGGTGGCCTTGGTCACGGAGCCGGCGTACATCAAGTGGCTGTCGTCCGGCGCTGTCACCGTGTTGTTGGCGAACCCCGTGTAGGTCGTCGGCAGGATGTAGTCGGCATTGGCGCCACGGGAGCCGCTGAGGTAGATGAAAATCATCTCGTCAAAGAGCCGCGCCCACCATTCGGACAGACGCTTTTTGGCCGTGTCGCGCAGATCGTGCAGTGTCCGCTTTTTGGTCATGCGACCTCCGGTCGAAACGGCGTGCCGCATCTGGTCGATGTACACCGCATCGGTGTAGAACTTCAGGTTTTCTTCGCGTCCTTCCAGGACAGTGTCGCCCTCGGTCGGCTGTCCGGTGAGCTGCATGGACAGGTCGAAACTGATCTTTTCGCCAGAGGCGTTTTCCAGATCAGTGAGACGCTGCAACGGCGCCTTGGCGTTCTCGCCATTGCCAATAAACCGCTGATCGAAGTAGCTTTCGCGGCCAACGTCCACGGCCAGCGCAGTGGAATACTTCTGCACCGCCTTCGGATCGTTGATCCCAATGATGGTTTTGGCCATCTATCATTCCCTCGTGTTGTCGTTGGGGCCAAAACCCTCCTGGGTCGCCTCAGCCGTAGACCGTCCGTTCTTACGAATAGCGACAGAACGGTCGGCATGAATCCTGATTCTTGAGCCGCCCTGGCAACGTGTGATCAAAATCTTGCCTTGTTCCAAATCAACCACGTCGCCCGGGGCAAGTTCCGTTTCCCAAACCATGCCGGCTAACTCCGCAACCATCGGTCATATTTGGCGGGGTCAGACTTGAGCATCGCCGCAACAGCGGCCTCCTGCTCCAAGCCGGTCATGTTGTTGATGCCGGCAAACTCGTCTTCCGGCTGATTCGACTGGGCGGCCGGCAGGTTGCCGAGACTGGGAGGAAGCTTGTCCTTGGCACGGTCCAGCGCCGGCGCACGCTCGGGGGGCTGCGGGATTTGCGGATCAGGAGTGGCGGCAGGGGGCGTTGCAGTGTCGGACTTGGGCTTATTGAGGCCCAGGGCCTCCTTGACCTTTTCGTCGGCCAGCGCCAGGAAGCCAATATCGGAGAGCTTGGACGCTTCCGGGTCCTGGGCGAGCTGCCGCACCATGCCGTCGAGCGCACCCCACATAGCGGCGTTATCCCGGTATTCGGGGTGGACGCTCTTGAACACGTCCTGCGCGTACTGCCACTTCTGGCCGGCGGTCGCCTGATTGGCCTGCTGGGCAAATTGTGCCACGGCCTGAGCCGCCTTGAAATCCGCCTTCAGGTCCGCCACCTTGTCGGCATACTCAAACATGTCGATGGTGCCGTCCTGGGCCTGCTTCTTGAGGTCGGCCAGCGTTGCGTCATAGGCCTCCTGTGTCACGGTCGGGGCGGTAAACATCGCCGCGAACGGATCAACAGGCAGGGACGGCTTTCCCTCAACCGGGGGCTTTTCGGGATTGGCCGGCGGCACTTCGGCCGGCGTAGGCGGGACACCATCCCCCTCGGAGGGCACAGAAGGCGTCGTCGTCTCGTCCTGATTGGCAGGCGGGGCGCTAGGGGGGACGGCCTCAGCCGGTGCGCCACCCTTGCCGCTATCATCGGGCGGCGTGCCAGGGGGGACTTCAACCGGGGGCGTCTCCTCGCTCGTCGTTTCCGGCTGCGGTTCGGCCGGCTGCTCCTCGTCTTTCATGGCCGCAATTTCCTCGTCGGAGAGCCCAGCGGCGCGGATATCGTCGTCTGTATAACCGTCCATCTCTACTCCTTAAACGGGGTTCCCAACCCCAGGATTCGTGTTGTCTGATTGCAGGCCCGGCATTGTATGGCCGGGACGCGGTTCGCCCGCTGTTTTGGACGCTGCAATTTGGTTGCGGTCGTGTTCGTTGGCGATATTTGCGGCCAACTTGTCACGATCCATTTGTGCACTGTGCTGATGCTGTATGGCGCTTTGCTGATTTGCTTGGTGCTGGCTCGCTACGTCAGCGACCAACTTTACCCGCTGCATGTCCTGCGCGTTTTGGTCGAACTGCATGCCATGAGCGCGTACTTGCTGTTCGGTCTGTTCGGTAATGGCTTTTTGATGTGAAAGTTCGGCGTCGGCCTGAGTCTTTTGCGTCTGCGCCTGTGTCAGGGCCGTCCTTGCTTCGGCCTCGGGATCAGCCGGCGGCTCTTGTTGCGGGATGGGGTTGCCATCCTCATCGAGGCCAAGCGCCTGGTTGACCCGGGCGATAACCGCCTCACGATTGGGCAGGTCGGACATGGTGAGTGCAATAGGCAAGAGCTGCGCCGCGATTTGCGGCATGCCAGCCGAAAGCTGCGCAATGAGATCCATAAGCGACTGAAACATCGCCTGACGGGTGGATTGATTGTAGTCCTCTTCATCAACCACAAAATCTGCCACAGACGCCGTGATTGGGTTCGTAATAAGCCCATCAGCCCGACGTTGGTTGACGTCAAGAAACTGCATATCATTAGCGTCGTCGCCGAGGATGCGAATGGTCTTCGGTGTATCGTAAAACTGCTCAATGTTGCTTAGGTCAATCTCTCCATCAAGCTGTACAGAAAATCGAAGATTATCAAAAATGGTGGCCGTTACGACATGTCCCTGTTGCTGGCGGGCCTGGATCGCACGGCCTGATGTTGCGTTAGTGTCGAGTCCAAGGTTCTCGTCCGTGATGCCGGACACCTCTTGTATAAACTGGCCATCTTGCTCCATCAACGTGACATGCTCTTCGGCGAGTTGCGGTTGATCACGAACAATGATCGATTTAAGGCGATTAGCAGCCACTTCGACCATACCGTCTGCCGCGTTGAGTTCGTCACGAGCCGCATCTACGTCAGGGATTGCCCCTTGCTCGTAGATCATCTGATTAACGGAGAGGAGATGGACAGCTTTGGACCGGCGTTTATTGAGGTCGTCCTGCACGTCGCGCAAGCCGCGCACGACGCCATAGGGTGCATTGTCGCGCTTGCGCCGGTAGCACCAGATCGGAACAAAAGGAAATCGGTTGTGCTGGTAGGGAGATGGTCCCTCCCATAACAGGCTATGCCCAGCGAAAAACGCACATCGGACCTGGAGCCTGAGCGCATCAACAACCGTGGCAAGGCCGTTGGCGAGATGAAACTGCTGGTATGGGTCCTGTGGATCGAACAGAGTGCCATTTTCCGGCCCAAGCGCTCTGCCTTTGATGACCTGGCACTGGCACGGTTCACGATACCAGCACTCAATAAGTTTTACACGGCGCCGGCGATTTTGGGCGTTGCAGTACTCCGTCACGCTCGACATGTGCGCCGAGGCAGGGCGCCCGTCCTGCAGGACAACATCCTGCCGCTGCCAGTAAAATTCATCGTCGTCCGTGTCGGCGTTATTGGCGAGGTAGGTAGCCGCAGCGCGGACCTGCTCCTCCCGGCCAGGGAACATGAGCACGGCCAGGTCCTCGTCAGTCCATTTTTGCCGGAAAAGATATCGAGCATCGGACAGGTCAGGCTCGACTGAGAGGTGGTCATAGTAGATGTTGCGCCAGTCCTCGTACCGGACGCGAAGCGGCTCATCGTCAGGATCAGCGACAATGCAATGCTCCATCCACCCAACGCCCGAAATAATGGCATCCAGGAACGCCCGGGAGCGGTTGAAACCAATCCGGTTTACGTCACTGAGATATTTGAGGAGCTTTGTCTTTGCCTCGGCCGGCTCGGTGTCTTCTGAGCCACGAGGTACAACCTGATAATCGATGCGGGTCTTTTTTTCGGTGCCGCTCACCCAGTTGATGGCCGGGGCGACCTTGTTGAACACCAGCGCCGGCTGGCCACGCTCCATGAGCACACGACGGTCTTCATCCGACCACTGGAGCCCGTCATAGTAGTCGTGGTCAAGCGCCTGCTCCATGCGGTTGACGGACTGTGCGTCACGGGCCTGCACATACCAATCCGTCAACTTATCGAGCCGGGCTTGTGCCTCGGGAGAATCAAGAGGATTTCCAGTATCGTCAGATTCAGCCTCAACGACAACGGCATCGAGATGGATGACGGCTTCCGGCGAATGGCGGTAATTCTCTGGCTCCTGAGACATGAAGCCCACGGTAGCCCACGTATTGGGCTCATCCGGGAAATGCCGCGTAGGGATGTGAAAGGATGCGAAAAGTTGGGCCAGGGATGAGAAAAATTATTGACTGGCTTTCGGTGTTTCGCCCTTGATATACCTCGTAACCCATTCGTCCATGAGTTCAGGGGTGGTAACGGGGGTCTTTCCGATGTATCGGATCGGAACACCAGCAGCGACAATGAGGGGCCGAAGAACCTTTTGGGTTAGTCCCACTTTTTGCTCTATTTCTTTCCAGCCGGTCAGCATTTATTCCACCCTCCTCAAGTAGCACACTGAGAACGACAATCGGTTAAATGTTTACTGAATTGCCATTATGGGACATTGGTAAAACTCGTAACCGCATGGAAAGTATTACAATGCTATTATCAACCCCTTTCAGGGGCTAGATTCCCAGCCTTGTTGTGCACGACATGGATATTAACCAATGTATCGTGACACACTTGGGATATTATCCTCGGAGCTCGACAGTGTGTTTTTGCCCGTTGATGGCCATCACCGCTTCCCCAATTACCGGCTTCACCTCCTCTGGCGCAACCGGCGCGTGAATCAGGTCGTCAATCCCTTCCTGAATGCAGGTAGCGAGGTCGGCGCATCGTCTGGCCATCTGCGACCCGGACACGACGATGCCGCCCATGCCGAGGTGGTTATAGGCTTCGAGCGCGGCCTTCATGACGCAGGCCGTGAAATCCAGGTTGTGCTCCTCACTGAACTTCCAGGCATCAATCTGACGGATGCAGTATGCGCGTTCGGATGGGAAAGCACGGCGGTAGATTTTGAGAATGGCTTCGCCGTTGTGGTAGTCGAGTTTGCGGGAAAATTCGGACATTGAGGAATCCTGGTAGTTTGGACTGGGTTACGAGGTCATATCCCAGTCGGGTTATAAGGTGCGCCAGTCGCGCTGGCGTTCGCGTTGTTTAGTTTTGACGGATGGCACAGGGAACACAGCCCCAAGCTCCTGATCAAGAATCCTGGCCTGACAATCCAACATGTCATCATGTACCGCCACGGGGAACGGCATGTATTCTTGCTCCTTGAATACCCTCACTAGGTCACTGCTTTGCCGCTGGTAGTCAACGTAATAGAGCGTCGTTGGCCAATACATGCGCCCCTGCTCATAGATCGGGATCAGTTTACGGATGCGGTCATTCTTTGGCGTAGGACCACCTAATTGCGTGATGGCGAAGCGGTAATTTTCCTTGGCTTGTACGTACTCGATGTGCTCAATGTCGGATTGAAGGCCGTATTTCTCGTACCCAACAGCAAGCGGGCGATACTGACGGTGTAAGTCCATAACCTTCCGGCATCGTTCCGTCAGATTAAGACGATCACGAACGCAATCCACGACGTAGTAATTTTGGTCAGAACCCAGGCCAAGAACGAAAATCACTGTATAATCATTCTCTTTTTTCTTCTCTCCGGCCGGGTCAATGAGCATGTACAGATTGAGGCCTGTTGTCGTGCCGCCTGGTTGATAAAAGCGCATCCAATCGACCATGAACCCTTGCGCCTCGTCAGCCTTAGGGTTTTGGAGCATCTGGCAACCGAACGTATAGGGGCCTTGTTCCCGGCGCTTTTCGGCCAATCTCTCGCGAGATAACAAAACGGGCTCACCATCAACCTTGCCATCCACGGTTGCAGGATAGATACGCGGCTTGGCCGCCTCGCGGGCCATGATCTCCCGGTATGTGTCATTGTAGTGATAGCGAGTCCCAATATAGCGAGTCCGGCCACCTTCGGCCCCGAGATTCCGGGAAAGTTCCCACGCGTCAGTGACTTTCTTGATCATGTCGGGCGAGGTCACGGATTCGCGCGTCACCACATCGTCGTAAACCATGAGTGAAAAATGCTTTCCGGTCGGCTGGCCATCGACTAAGCCCCATGCTTCGATAGTGGCCTCTTTAGGATTCCCTTTGCGCTTGACGATGATACCGTCATCCTCGGACCACTTCGGGGATTCTTTGGCAGGGCTGGCGTAGAGGACATCAGGGAACCAACGCTTGAGGCGTTCATTACTTTCAAACTCACGCTTAATTTGACGCAAGAATCCTTTTGCGATGGGACGAGTATGAGAGAAAAGTCCAGCGGTGATTTCAGGGTTGATTAGAATGTCCTGGATCGTTTTGGCATAGGTGATGATCGTTGACTTAAAATGTTCGCGTGCCCACAGGTCAAGATATCCGTCTGGAAATTCTTGGACCTCTTTGCATCTGGAATAGATCCATGGGTGTTCAACATCTTTTCGACCTAGGCCAAAGCACAGGAGGTAAAACAGGTCTTCTATGCATAACTTGGCGCAGGCTGCGTCAACCACTTCCGCCTTTTTTGTATTGGCGGCTTCAGCTATTTTGACCTTGTAGTGGTCAAACGCTTCGATGAGAGAGGACTTCACGAATCAAATCCTTGGTATCGTCGTCCAGCGACATCGCAGTTTTTTCGTCCTTGATCGGCTCCTTAGATTCCAACCCCCAAGCCTTGCGTTCGCCTTCCTGGCGAATCTTGATCGTTTCAGCCGTGATTTTGGCGAGCTTGGCTTTTTCGAAATCACCCTTGGTCACAGCCTCATCGATGAGAGATTGGTGACGGTCCCATTCCTCTTTGTGACGGGCGACAACGGCGCGGCGGCGGTCGGCCTCTTGAGCCAGTGCCTGCGCCTTTTTTTTGGGGTTGCAGCCTGCAACTACCCCTGCAACTTTTTCTGCCGTCAGTCGCTCCAGGACAGGTCGGATGTCCTGCGACCAACCTTCGGACTCGATGCGTTTTTGGATGGCAGTACGAGAGCAACCATGTCGCCGCGAAAGGCCGGCTTGTGTGCCTCCAGCCTCGTATTCGGCCCTGATCTTCTCCCAATCAAACTTCGCCATCACAAACACCTCTCCCCCGTAGACCTTAAAATTGCCGTCACTCGACTGTTGCCTTATACCCTGCGAAATATCGGACCAGCCATGCACACCCGAGGATCATTGATTTATATTCCGCTGCTTTACACTCGGCTTCCCCCGGTCGGGCTCTTGGCCCATTGCAAGGCGCTCGTTTATCCGTTGAGCCCGGGCTTACCTGGCCTGCCGGGCATATCGGCGTCCGGGTAAAGACGCCGCGAGGTTTTGGCCGCTATATGACCTATAGGTCACAATCCTTTGCTGACGCCACAAGACGTCGGGAAAGCACACGTAAAAGCTCTGTCCCAGAATATCCGGCCATGCCGCAAAGACCCGCTCGAATTCCTGGGCCCATGGCCGATCCCTCAAGGAAAAAGTAGGTGATAGCACCCGCGAAAGCCGCAACAACCGCCGAAATAGCCAAGTCCATGAAGACCGTGATCACGCGGCACGTCTTCCTGCGTTTCACGACAAGCGCCCGCACAACCCCGCCGGCCGAGGCTAACGCGACAGCCGGGAGCGCATCGATCCATTGCCGAAACCAGTCGATATGCTCAGGAGCGGGGGGCGTTTCAAAACTCATGCGCTACACCCTCGCTCCATAATGCTCGGCCCCACCCTCTCGCACGCCAGCGTAAAACGCGTCAGCCGCAGCGAGCCGAGCAGGGGCCAGAGGGCCGCCAGCTGTCAAAACGATGATATCCAGATTGATCTTGAGCGTGATGTCGGCGTCTTTGCGGCCAGCCTCATCGCCCGGGGTGCCGTGCCCATACATCCAATCGTGGATGCGGCAGGCGGGCGTAAAATCGAGGCCGGTGCAGGAGCCGAGCATCTCGACAATGGCTAAGCGCCAGCCCTCAGGGCCACAGCCGTTTGTCTTGGCCGCGATCTCCTCGGGGCTGGCATCACGGTAGGATTGGGGCGCGATGAGTTGCAGCATGGCCTACATCCCCGCAACCACGGCCTTGGCCGCCACCCCAACGATGGGCGCAAGATAAGCCGCCCACGCCTTCCAGCCGGCAAGCTGCTTTTGCGTGGCCTCATCCACTGGTGCTTCCGGAAGCGTGGCGATCGCCTGCATGACGCCGGCGGCCTGAGAAAGGGCGGTGGAGACCGTGGCCGGCACAGTGGAGGCCTGCTGACCGGTGGCGCCGGTGGTGGTCTTTTCGGCACACCCGGCCAGGGCCAGAGCGGACACGATGAGAGCGACGATGATGGTCTTGCGCATGGTTATCTCCTTTCGATCAGCGGTCCCGTGTCGCACCGGTCGGGGCCCGCGCTGGTATCAGTCCAAAAATGCCGCGGCGTCCCAAGCCGCACGTCGAACCCCAGGATCGAGGCACAGCCTTGCAGCGCCAGAACTACGAGGACGGCGACGATGGCGCAGAGGACGCGCATGGCGGCTGCTCCTGGCTCAGAATAAAAGGCTTGAGGTCGGACCACGCGTGCATGACCTCGACGGAGGCCTTGCACAGGTCCTGGACGGCCTGAGAACCGCTACAGGCAAGGGCGACGGCACCAAGGATCCAGGTGGTATGCTCGGTCAGGCCAAGTTTCGCGCTGGCAGCAAGGCCGGCGATTGCCGCCAGGCCCATCACCATTTTCCGGGAGAGGAGGGGGTTCATCGCTTCTCGCCTCCCAGCCGCTTTTCGCTGGCGCATCGCCCCGGGCACTCGATGTCACCCAGGCTGGCACCCATGCACCGAGACTCGCCGGGACCGACCAACCGAAAAATACAGCCCAGGCACTGGCCTGCCTGTTTTGCTTCCTTGATGGTCACGGCTTAACCTCCTGGCCGGGGTACGGTTTCCCGACGTTGGCCAAACCACACAACAAAGCCATGGCCCCGGCCTGCCGGCTGACAAGGTTGGGGTCGAAACGGCCATCCGAAGCATATTTCCCGGCCGTGTATGCGGTCGTGTAGCTCCACAGGTAGGGGCTTGGGACGCTAGGGTGATATCGACGGTAGCCCCAGCCATTGTACCGTTCCAGCACGTAGGCCAGTCCCTCGCGGGACCAGTCGTCCCACTCGCCGAGGGCGTGCCCGTTTAGGGCGTCAACAGCACTCTCCTCCCAAGTGAAGGGCGGATGGCCGCTAGTGGGCCGGCCCTTGGGGACGTGGACGGTACGGGAGGCGAGCGAATCGCCATTGTGGAGATGACAGGAAAAATCGAGCCCCGATTCCATGGCGTGAATCAGGGCGACAAGGTGCGTTGGACATTCGACGGTGGTGGCTACGGCCTCGTAACGTGGCCAATGCGTGCCGTCAGCCATCCGGCGAGCGAGGGCCACGACTTCGGCGAGGTGAGATGGCCGGATTTTGGCTGTATCGATAAGCCGGCGATAGTCAGCCTGAAGCTCTGGCGTATATACAATTGGCTTTCCCATGGCGGCCCCCGAGGGAGGCCCGCCGCGCACCGCCGGGATGGGGTGGGGCGGGCCTTTTGTGAGGCCACGATGGGCGCCGGCTCGCGCATGGGCTACCGGACGGATGCAAAAAAAGATCAGTCGCCCAAAATTCTTCTGATTTGAGATTCCGTCAGACAGAATCTGTCAGCCAAATCTGGAATTACAACACCCCTCCGCCAGAGGTCGCGTATCTCCGAGTTCCTGACCAACCGCTTGGAGTCCTGGCCAGTAGGGATATAAATCTCGGCGCCCCCCAGCTCGTCCATAAGGGCCTGTACCGCTATTTGCGCCTGCTCCCTGCCGATGGCTCCGGCTACGATATCCTCAAGCATATCCTGGCGCACAAACCTTCTCCCTGGCCGCGAGGCCTACCCCCGGTATTCCTCGACTTCCCATGATCCCTTGACGAGTCGGGCCGCGAAAAAACGAAACCACCAAAACTGTTCCGCCGCGACCTTCCACTTCACACGGGCATCATCCTCCCAAAATCCTTTTGTCTCATGGAGCTCAATACAGTTTGGCCGAACAGCCGCAAAATCGAAGCTGTAAAAAGTCTTGTCTGCCAGTCGCAGCTTGAACGGCTCGAACCGCACATCCAGGTAATACCCGGAGTTCAGCCGCGGCTGAAGGATCTCCCGCAGATACCGGGCCTCGGTTTGATTCATCTTCCCGGCCTGGTGCGGAGCCCGGCGAGCAGGCCCGGGCCGCGCCCCGGGGACAGCCCCGAGGCGCATCATAGCCCGGTACTCGGCCACCGGCATGGTGGGCGTTCCAGCCATCGGCTACGCCTTCTCGCCCTCGGTCGCCTCCTGCTTCCCCCGCCGTTCCCACAACTTCATGTCCTTCATCTTCGCACGCCGCTCCCTGGCCAGGGACTTGCAGGCCAGGGCCTGCTTCTTCTTGTAGCCGTACTTGGCCCGGTACTCCTCGGCGGTCAGGCCGTGCGTGGCCAAATGCTTTCGGGTGATGACCTTGAACGACTTGCCGCATTCAAGGCAGACGATAGACGCTTCCTTGATGGCCTTCTTCGGGTCCATGGCGGGCGCTGCCAATTCGACCGGCGCGGTTTCGGATTCTGCCGCAGCCTGGATGCCGGCGGCCACGTTGCGCACCATCGACGTAATCTCGTCCTCGGTCATCGGGCGGGCGCTGGCCTGAGCGGTAACGATAGCGATTGCCGATTCGAGGGCTTCTTTGTTGTCCATGACGTTCTCCGTGTCTGTCAGTTATTCAGCGAGTTCGTAAGTTGCTTCAAAAATATCAGGCTTACAGGGGTACAACTCCCCTTTAACGCCTTTAATGATGTAATCACCGACATTTGCGGTCATCTTCCCTTCGAGCGTTGGGATTATCAGATCGTCTTCAAGGAAATTTTGCTCGACGGCATTACAAGAAGAACCAACCATAATCGGCTCAATCGTCGTTAACTTCCCGTCCCACTTCACCGCCTCAACAACCACAGGTTTTTTGCGATACTTTGGCATTGTTTTCCCTTATTCCGGCTAGGCCGGGTTGATGGTGTTATGTGTTTTCCCTGATATAATTGATGTTATTGTACTACTTGAGACATCCAGCAACTCAGCAATATCTTTCCTGGAAGCCCCAGAAGAGCAGACGCGGCGAACAATGTCCGCTTTTTCGTCGGAAATTTTGGTCGTGCTTTTATATTTTGAGTTTTCCGCCACAGTGATAAAACGACAATTTTCAGGGCAATAATTCCCATCCACGTCAATACGGTCAATTGAAAGACCATCCTCCCAACCATGAGAATCTGCCCACAGTTTGAAATCAGCGAATTCTTGCCATGCAGCACAAACACAAATACCTCGTCCACCATAGCGATAATATTTTGGATTCTTTTTGTTCTGGCATCGCTGCTTCATACCAGACCAAACGTTCCAAAGATTTTTAAAAACAGTGCGACCACCATGACGGTGATTTGGATTGCCCTCTCCAGAAAAAGAAGTACAGTAGCACTTTTTACACTGTTTTGCTTGTTTGCCATCACGTAAACTAGAAATTACTTCTTTCCCACACACGGGACATTGGAATAAATACTTCGCATGCTTTGTTTTTGTCCCGGCAGAATATAGTGCAATAATCTCCATTTTTCACCTCAAAATGGGACAGAATCCATATCGTTGCTGTCACTCGGGAACGCCGTACCCGTATCGTCATCCAACTGCCTCCCCCGTCCAGCTCCCTGCCGTGGTGCCGGGTTTTGGTTCCCCCGGGGCTGTCCGCCTTCCCCCTGCCCACGGCTATCCAACCCCTGCACTTTATGACCCGGGCCGCTCACGACAATCTCGGTCTGATAGCGCTTCTGGCCCTGCTGATCTTCCCAGGACCGGGTGCGCAACGTCCCTTCGACGTACACCAATCGGCCCTTGGACAGGTAGTTGCTGCAAAATTCCGCCGACCGGCCGAACACCTTGACCCGGTGCCATTCGGTGCGTT